CTTAGTCCAAACCCGGGTTTACTCGGGGTAGACAGAAAGAGCTTATGCGCAGGAATTAACGCACAGAGGCTCCCAACTGTTAGTCCAACCCTTCACCCACTTACGTTCACAAGCCTTAAGGATATTCTTTCCCGGAGATCGGCGCAAGCCTTTCTTCGATAAGAGATCCGAGACAAATGTGTCCGTATCTTTGACAGTGTTTAGTTGTCTCAGAAGGAAAGGGATGTCTTGAGGGTTTCTGCTTGAAAGGTCTAACTCGACTTGTTTCCAGGTCCAGTAATACCACCCATGCTGATAATCCTCCTTCATTCTCATAGGTTGACCCATATCTAGAACAGGAATTTTTGACTCTCCTGACCATTTATGTTTCTTTCCGTGGGAATGATCCAAGGGAACTCGTGCAGTACGCACAGGTAGAACTTGGAAGCCGTCGAAGCAGGGGTACACGATACCATCGTCTCCAACACCATCAGGTATGGGAGCTAATGTTTCGTGCCACTGCTCACAGTGCTTATAGGCGCGAGCCCACATAGCACTGTAGACGGGAGACGGACAGGTCTTGCTCATCCGCGCACTCCATCTTGCGATGTTGTTAGCGAATAAGCGAGCCTTATCTGGATTGGACACCGGTTCATCTACATAAACCGGCGTGACATCGGTATCTCCATGATAGTGCTTTCCGCACGACTCATGGAAGATCCCGTCGAGGTTACTCTTCTCGAGATTTACGGTAAAACCGCAGAAATTGAGGAGCTCGACGACGGCATCAGCGCAGGCACGGGGAACAATTATATCGTCCCCATACACTGCGGTGAGCCGATCCGCTGCCATGGTATCGGAAACGGTTCTCCCCTCACGGAGGGAACCGAAGGTTTTATCAACACATACTTGCACGATTGCCCAGAAAATAAGGCTTTCGAGCTCGAATGTGAAACCGTTTCCCATGGTAGAAAACTTCTCGAATGTGTGTACTCGAGAATTAAGAACGTAGCGGGGTGAGCGGCATCGCTTCATTGCCTCAAACCACGCAGGGGGTAGGACTCTCTCAACCAGTTCATAGCATACAGTATCGGACGCACCCTTCAAGTCTAGAGTCGAAAGACCTAGGAAACTTGACAAGCGAGCCAGATTCTGATTATGACTTTGATCTGACAGATTGACACCTACTCTCCTGAGACGAGACCTGATCATCGACCCGATGCCTTTCTGAACATACATGTTCATACAGGGCTCGATGCCAATGGTTCGGTCCGTTTTAGCGTTCTTCGGAACAGTTGTAATACGGCACCCAGGCACCACATGGAACATATCCGTCTGGCGGAGAGGATGAATTTCTCCAAACCAGAGCGGGATACGTCCTACAGCGGCGACCGCAAGTGGCATATTGTATTGCGTCGTTTCGGGTTTCCCTCGAAACTTGAAGTAAGCGTCACTCTCGCGTCTCCTTAAGCGCGTTGAAGCGCCGGGGCCGTGCGAAAAGCCTGCTTCCGCAATGTCCCAATCAAAAACGTCACCTAATACTACTCTTATTTTACGAGCAATGGACGAAATGTCCTTTGCCGCAAGTAGATTGTACTTGCAAGAGTGGTAAATGCGACGATTCGACTCAAGACATGACCGCTCGAATTCCTCGAAAGAGGAAATTGCAGCTTTCTCCTGATCAGCACCGAGAAACGGGTACTTCTTTAAGAGATTACTAGCAAAGTAATCAAACCCAAATGTATCGGATCCGATTTGGGGTGGCGGTAAACTACCATCCCAGATGCCACTAAACCCACGTGTCGTGATGCACTTGCGTACATGTAGGACGGTTGGCGTCTGCGGCAAAACCTCGAGCACATCATTACAGCGATCAGCGGTGATGATGGTTTCCTTCTTCTGTTGCATCATGAGCTATAGCTCCTTCCATGATTGCTACGATGGTACCTCTAAAGAGGCATCAAAGCTGCATTACCGTACGTATTGATTAGTACGGGCGCGCAGAGTTGATGATTTGGTTCTGAAAAACGGTAGTTGCGACCCAATCTTTGAATCGCAATGCACCGTCAGTGCGTTCAGCGACTGTGCTCTGTGGATTCCACAGAACTTGGACGTTGAAACGCATGTCACGCAGAATTCCTCCTGCGCAGACACAGGCCGTATCAGCAACTGCAACCACTGGAACGATCAGCTGAGAGTCAACACGGAACGCAGGCGATTTCACATTCGCCAACGGTCCGCGGAGACTGTCAGTCAGCTCGCTGAAGCCAGAGGGGACACCACCACTCGTTTCTGCCCACCGAATGATACCATTCTGGTCGGCCGAGAGAGTGTACGTCTTTGTGTTGAGTGTAACATTGGGAATTGCCATTCTGGTTTCTTCCAATTGTGGTTGATGGTTAACGAATGCCGCGAAACGGTTTTCCCCCTTCGCCAAAAGCAACGGCGAGAAGGGATAATGCTGTCGCGACGTGAGAAGGGCTGCATGGATTCTTAAATGCAGGTGGCACAGGTGAAGGGAAGTTGTTAATCGGATGACGCACAAAGCCGAAAGCACTTGCTGATCCACCCTCTTGGGGTGTCTCAGACAGCACCGTCCAGCCACTGGTAGTAGGGATGTATTCAATATCCCAAGTACCACCACTGCCACGCCAGTATTCCGACCAATAACCCTGTTCAAAGTCCTTACCGTAACACGCATCAAAGGAGTTAAACCAACTCCCTAGATCGAAAAACCAGTCAAGGATGAATGAAAAAGGTACCAACTCCCACGCAGTAGCCAAGGGATTAGTAAACCCTTGGGAGGCCAACGTCCGGAGAGTGTTGGTGTTAAGGCTATACCAAACCTTATACCTAACCTCTACGAAACCGTCGAAGGATCCTTTCTTCAATCGGTATCGCCGAACCGGATAATTGTTCCCATCTTTTACAGCATCCATTTCCCATTTGGTAGCATATTTGCCTTTCTTCGAGAGATAATACAACTGCTCTTGATTATGGCGATCTATGGTTTCCATTGAGTCGTAGATGTCCTGCATGAGAGGCCTCACGCCATATGTGAATTCCAACCACTTCTTCGGCGCTTCCATCAGGAATCTCTCACGGTCAGTGAGGTCCTTATGTTTGCGTTTGAAGTTATGTCGTGGAATTGAGGTTCCGCGGCGTCGCGCGGCGACGGTACTGTCGTAAATTGCACGCAATTCACGCCAGTCTCCTTTACCGCGTAGCTTTTGACGAAACTCTCGAACCATATGAGCGACTTGTTCCGTCGTCGAGATAAGAAACTGTTCAGTCTTCTTTCTCTCCGCGAAGGCTAGCCCGAGATCTGTTCTGCCATCATCTTTAATGGCTTCGAACAGGTTACGAGCAGCTTGTTCGCGAACTGGCACATTGTCTTCAGGATAATTCGTGATGTTGGCATATATGTCATCATACCGAGCACCACTACCCTGAAGCCATGTGTCGAACGTCGGACCCGTCCAGGCAGGGGGACAAAACCGGATGTACGTAGGGCTCCTACTCAGTTGGAAACCAACTGGATATTGGAACTCATAGAAGCCGATGTTAAAATAAGTCGGCTTCTTCGGTACATACGGATACCACGGACGAGTACTAATAGATGCGGAAATGTGCCAATCAGATTGAAAATCAATCCCTCCCCCACCGACGGCGCCTTCAGACTGGCAGGGTGAACCCATGCCAACTATAGACTTACCGACGGGTGGTTGGGAGAGAAAGTGACGTTCAACTTGAAATGGACCATGTGGCATCTTTAGAATCCTCTACTGTGTGTGGGTCAAATTAAGATTTAGATGACCGTTTTTGGTTCCCCAGAATAAGGGGTCACTCAAAGTTAAGAATATGCAGAACATTGTTGATCGCGAAAATTCGATCTCGCGTCGACATTGTATCCCAGCCTTCCGGAATATAAAATCCGAAATTATGGGTTGCAGTCTTCCACTTGTTACTTAAGATCTCGATATTGTTATCAAGAGTAGCTCGTTCAACAGTTGAAAGTGTTGAAACATCTTGAAGTTCGCTGCTGATATCGTCTGTCTCCATCTTACAATCGAAGAGCCTCTTTTGGAGGCAACTGCGCAGTAAGTAGAAATAGCCGAGTTCAACAAGGAACGACTTAGATGGTAAACGCTTGAAAGATTGCATTGTCATACTCCATACTAGGGT